GGCGTTTTTTCTTTGCCATATCAACCACCCCCTTTCTGATTATTATTATATACTTGCGTAAGACAAAAAGCAAGACGGAATACTGCACAAATATACTTGCGTGAGTTTGTATATATTATATACTTGCGCAAGTTGAAATAATCTGATACAATACAGAAAAAGGAGGCGATCCCATGGAAAAGAAAACAGGGACGGCGGCGACCAAGGCAAAGAACAAGTATAACGCCGCGAATTATGAGCGTCTTTACCCGTTTGTGAAGAAAGGGAAAAAAGAGAGATACCAGAAAGCGGCGGAAGCTGCTGGGTTCAGCCTTAACGAGTTCATGGAAAAGGCTATGGACAGCCTGGCGGCGGAAATCCTGGGAGAATAAAAAGCATAAGCCCCCGACGCACACAGCGCCGGGGGCGTTTCGGCGTTTGCCCTCCAGAGTGTTCAATATTTTTCGGTGCTGATTATTAACACGGGTTCGTGGAAACCTATGTGTTAATATCAAGAAAACTGCTGAACATTACCACGCGCCTGGAGGGCTGCCCATGAAAGCGTATGATTTCCACGGGAAAAGAAATATATGCGGTGACCGGATCCGGGAGGCCCGCCTGCGGGCGCGGCTGTCACAGTCTGATCTCTGCCGGCGTCTGCAACTGGCTGGTGTCATTGTGGAGCGGGACGTGATAAGCAGGATCGAAAACGGCGGCAGGTTTGTGGCTGACTTTGAGGTGGTGGTGATCGCGGACGTTCTGGAGGTTTCCGTGGACTGGCTGCTGGGCAAAGAATAGGACGGCGTGGAGTGCTGTATGCACCGCGCCGTCCATATTTTTTTGAAAGTGAGGGCACGGGCATGAAAGGATATAAGCACCTGACGGAGTTTGACCGGAACAAGATCGCCAGAATGAGAAAAGAGGGCGCCACCATGCGCGAGATCGGCGCGGCCCTGCACGTCAGCGCCGCCACCGTCTGCCGCGAGATCAAACGCGGGACATACACCTACATGAACGCGGATTATATCGAAGTGACCGAGTACATACCGGAGCGGTCACAAGCCCGCTACCGGGCCAACATGGCGGCCAAGGGCGGCCCCCTGAAAATTGGAAGTGATCGCCGGTACGCCGAAACCCTGGAGGCGCTGATTGCTGACGACAATTACAGCCCGGAGGCAGCCCTGCATGAGATTGAGAACCACCCGGAAAAGTACGGCAGCTTTGAAACGCGGATCTGCCGCCAAACCCTTTATGCCTATATTGACAAGGGAGTTTTTCTCCGCCTGACCAATAAGGCGCTGCCGTTCAAGGGTTCCCGGCGGAAGAAGAAAACCAAGCACGTCCAGCGGGCGAAACAGCAGCCCAAGGGTGAGAGCATAGAAAAGCGCCCGCCGGAGATCGACGGGCGCCAGGAGTTCGGCCACTGGGAAATGGATCTGGTGGTTTCCTGCAGGGGCGGGCATAAGTGCCTCCTGGTGCTGACCGAGCGCGTCACCCGCATGGAGGTGATCCGCCTGATCCGCGATAAATCCGCGGCCAGCGTCGTCCGTGCGCTGGACACCATGGAACGGAAATGGGGCACCCGCTTCCCGCAGGTATTCCAATCTATTACCATGGACAACGGAAGCGAGTTTGCGGACTATATCGGGATCGAACGGTCCGTATATAAACGCTGTGAGAGCAAGCGCACCCGGACATATTACTGTCACCCATACTGCAGTAGTGAGCGAGGAAGCAACGAAAAACAAAACCAGATGATCCGGCGGAAGTTCCCCAAGGGAACAAACTTTGATAAGGTCACCCAAAAAGACGTGGAGGCGGTGGAAAGCTGGCTGAACAGATACCCCCGCCAACTGCTGGGCTGGGCCTCTGCCGGGCAGCTGTTTGAGGGCTATTTGCAGACCGTCTAAAAATATTTTTTCGTTTTGTTACACTTTCCTATTGACATTTGCGATATGGAGGCAAAGTAAGGAATAAAAAATCCAAATAAGGGAAAACTGCGTGGGACAGACACTATATATAATGTATATAAAAAGCAGGTAAGAAAAAAGAAAAATAAAAATACGAAAAAGGTATTGACTTTAGGGTAAGGAGTATGATATATTAATGAAGCTGTCTCGCGGGG